TCTTCGGTTGTAAAAACTGGAACAGCATTGCTCTTATGCATCGTTGCAACGCCGATCATATTCGTTCCCGTATATACTTGGCGAGGCTTTACAGCCGCACAACGCATATCTCCGGGATTCAGTGACGGATGGCGAACACCTTCACGTCCAACAGGAGGACGCAATGAAGGTATTGCGATTCGGGTGATATCTTCCATGATATAGGTCCTGCTCAAGTTGACGGCGTTAGTCCTTCTGACCAAACACCATATTTTCGGCTTCGAATTCTCTCTGCATTCTCTTCTGTTCAGCCGCGTCACCTCTGCGACCTTTCTTTCGAGATTCGAACTTCTTTCCTTGCTGCTCATCGTCCCACTGGTTCTTACGAAACTTCGGTAGAATCTTACCCATGATACTTTGAAAAACTCCTCTTGCGGTTGGTTGAAAAAAACTACTTCTTGGTAATACCCAGATTCAGAAACTTGATATCCTTTATCTTCGTTTCAGGAATCGTCGTGGTGCCCTCATCTTCAGTGATAAACCAGATTTCGGCATCTGGATAAACCATCTGAACTTTCATCAGAAGGTCAACTGATGTTCCGTCTTTATCATCGAAACGAAACACCTCATCGACACCTCGTAGGTTTTGAATCCTTGAAATCCTTGCCTCATGGTCAAATACAATTTCTTCATCCAATTTCTCAACAACATATTCATCAGAAAAAACGCCTATGACAATCCAATCACCTTGTCGGCGGGCTTTGCTAATGAGAAGAACATCATCGAGTGATAGAGGATTGAATGATCCAGATAGAACTATGATCTTATCCTGTTTATTTTTTTTGTTCATAGGATAGTTTGTGATTGGATGCTACGGCAACATGCCAGGGAACCATTCCTTTACTGTCTTGTAGTTGATGCCATTGACACCGAGGTCCTTATTGAAGATGCCCATCACCACTTCGGCTTCGCGCGGGTGCAGGGAATTCAGGAGACTGAATAGCAGTTCCATTCTCTTTGCTTGGCTCATCTTCTCGGCGGTGGGATGACCCTTTTCGAACAGATACAGCCGGCGAAGTTCGGTGCCGAGGTGAGCATACGACATGCCGGCAGGAACATCAGGAAACTTGAAATTATGTGGCAGTTCTTTCACCAACCATTGATACTTTGGATGATATGTGTATTCAAGAACCTTGACCAACGTAGGAGACAGATTGCGACCGATAATGGTCTTTTTGTCCGCCTTGCTCTTTGCTGCATCCACTTCATCGAAGATTTCATACATGTTGCGCATCATATTTCCTTTATCAGAATTCGTCAATAGCTGTCATGAGGTTTTTCAGCCGATGCTCGATGAGATAATCGATAATCTTTCTCCGAGGAGCCGGCACGGTTGTATCATACGTATTTATGATTTCCTGCTTGAGTTCTTCTGGCGTAAACGTCAGGTCGATCAGCATTTGGTTTCGAGTATACCCGATCTTCGCCTGTTCGGTATCATAGGCATCAGGCTTCTCTTCCATCAGGTAATCGAATCTTTTTTGTGACAAGGTGACTTGACGACCACCCATAACGAACACATCACCAGGGGAAAGAATATTTGGAATACCATCCCCAGAGTCGCCGCGAATGATCTTCTCCCGGAGCGCCAGGGTGGGATATTCCACGGTAAGTTTCTTCTTTACCGTAGGACTGTATTGCTCGATGTTTGGGTATGCTTGCAGTTGGAGGAAATCGTGGTCCGCGGAGATAATCAGGACCTTTTCGTGCGCAGCGATACGTGGAGCAAGGACGCCGATGATATCGTCGGCCTCGGCTCCTTCAACTTGAATGAACTTGTAGGGGAAGTTTTCACGAAGTTCCACCTTCATCTTGTTGATGATGGAGTGAATCTCGTTCCAATCAAGACCAGAGGTATCGCGCATGGTCTTGCGGTTTGCCTTGTAGTGAGGAAAGATATCCTTGCGCCAGTAGCGGCGGGAGTCGGAGCAGAGGACGATATCTCCATAATCCTTCTTGTAGTTGTATACATGGGCTCGGATGATGTTCAGAACCATATGGCGGATCAGGCTTTCGTCCACCACATCCGTCTTGGCCGTCTTCAGTTGCACCATGACACCACCGATGATGGTGGCGTTCAAGTCTACCAGAATCACTTTGCTTCTCCTTCAGGTAACATATGTTTCTTCATATGAGCCTCAACCTTGTCGGAGGTCGAGGTCTTGCGGGCGACGATACCGAACCACCCGTCCTTTACCATACGCTTGACATAACCAATAGGATCGACCAGGACAGCTTCGAAATATTCGGTCGACTCGGCGTAGTTGGCTTTCTTGATATCGAACAGCATGACGTGGTAGACAGGACCAATAGAGGTCAGGACGGGTTCGCCCTTCTCAGTGTATTCGAATTGTTCAAGTGCAACAGTCTTGCCTTGTGGATCGCCTGGGATGAAAGAGAAGAAATCGAATGGTCGTTTACCCATATCATCAATGGTAGAGTCAATGAGTTTCATATATGTTGCCCGCTTTTCTTCGGGTGAGGGAGACATTATCAGCCTTTCAAGTGTGACTTACGAACACGAACCATGATCCAAGAATTGTAGTATTCATCCGATTCCATGACACCACGGACGAATTGTTCCTTTGCTTCCAGATATGAACAGGTGCCTTTGCTCTTACACAGGTGCAGGATTTCGCGTTTGAACTTATCCTGTCCTAGCACTATAACATCATTTTGAAGTTCGGTGTTGCTACCGAAATAAGTATACCAATCTGATGGTACTCGGTAACGTTTCTTTTTACCTTTGACTTGTTTGGTCTTGGCGGAGGTAAAGAACTTCTTACCGACATATTTTCGATTGTTGGTAAGATTGGTAATCAGGTATACATACCCGATGTTGTCTTGGATTTGTTCCTCGGTAAATTCGGCACCGTTGTAAAGCCACATAAAATACCCTCCTTGTCGGAGGGTATTTATTGTTACTCCCAATCCTCACCAGGCACTCCGGGCATATCCTCGTCATCGTCCTCGTTCAAGTCCTCAACCGACTCGATGGGTTCGCCGCAGAACGGGCAGACCTCAGGAACATCCTTCGAAACCACTTCCTCATCATAATCGATGATGAAATCGGACTCACACTCTTTGCAATCCACATGGACGGTTCGACTGGTCATGATACGCCTCCTTGTTATTGAATCTCGTATTTATCTTTGAAGGCGGCGACTGAAATGGGAACAACTTCTTCGATGATCTTCAACATGGCTTCGGCGTATACACGTATTTCCATTTGTGCATGGGGGTGCAGGCGAAGGCGAAGGAAATGCATCAGGTTATGCAGGTCAACCGTTGCGAACATATGCGAGTATGTGCCGACAGGCAGCACCGACCTCGCAAGTTCTCGCGGACATCCAAGGGACAGCATATCCCTGTATGCTGCGAATGCTTCGGTATTGGCTTCGTTGATTATCGCTCGAATAGTTCCTGCGGCAGCATTCTGTTCATCTGTACGCATTTGCTTATTGTCTTTGCTCTGCGTCGTGATATGCTCGAATTCTGGCACATAGAACTCTTCAGGAAGTTCGGAGTATCGTGCAGAGATTTCGTTGTATGACCAGGTGCGGTGACGGTGCCACTGGCGATACACGAAGATGGGTGCCTTCACGTCGAAGGTAAACTGCACAGATTCGAAGGGACTGGTGTGACCATTCTTGACGAGGTAATGGATCAGCTTTTCGTCCTTGCCGGCATCTTCACCAGAACGCCACTCGGCATCATATGATACACGGGCATTGCGAACCACAGAGAGGTCCGAACCCATTGACTCCACAAGGGCAACGTGGCCATGATCGAGAACCTTATAGCCATTACGATTTTCAATTTTTTCCATTTGTCAACCTTTCAATAAGTAGTTCCTGCTCTTTCACTCTCTTGCGCAGCATTATCAGTTCTTCCGACTTCTTCACGGCTTCCTTATATGTGTCATAGGACCTCTTGGCGTAGGGGTAGTATTGAAGTATCTTGTCCCGAAACTCCACCTGTTCTCTATAGTGTTCTCTTTGGTTGCGAAGTTTCTCGATCTTCTTCTCAAGGCGACCAATGCGAACAACCATCTTCTTGATATCATCGGCATTATACATTCTTACTCTCCCATGCCCAGTTGATAACGACCCAATCTCCGATACAATCTTCTTTGGTATACTTCATGTCAACCTCTTCCTTACCGAATCTTTCACACATAGATTGATACCAGTATGGGAAGTAGGTTGCAATAATCTCTTCTTCAGAAAAAACCTTTACTTCATTTCCTATGATGGTTCCGTGTGCGTTGAATATGGGATCATTGTAGCACCAGTATTTCATACCTTCCTCCACATAGCAAGTTTCAACTTGGCACTCAGATCCTCGTAGGTGTTCTCTTCAATCAACTTCATGATTCCTGTAGAGGTTGCTCCTGAGAGGATCATATCGTTGATATCCTTTTCCATTACCGTGTCTGGCATCAGCACCACTCGAAACCCCATGTCAATGGCCCGGTCAATGTGTTTCAGAATGTCCTTATTTCGGTTTTCATTGTCGTAAAGGAGAATCGGATCCTTCAGACCAAGGAGCGATGCGCGAGTCAGATCAGCATCAGCCGTGGCGATGGCATTGGGAAGGAACATTGAGTCGATGGGTCCTTCCACCACGATTACGGGCTGGCTGCGGTCCATTCGATCAAGACCATAGAATTTTGGAGTATCTTGGAGTGATATGGTGATGTATCGAAGTTTGGATTGACCGAGGGCACGACCTTGGAATGCTATCCATTCACCATCTTCGTTCTTGAATGGTATCACTAGTCTAGGGTCATCTTCGTGTAGACCTTCCTTCTCCACACCAATCGCATCCACAAACCGCTTGAAATCCTCTGCGAAGTATAGTTCTGTGTGGAATTTCTCGGGTATCTGGCGAGCCTCCACGTACTTGCGGGCATAGTGTTCGGCAGGCAATGATGCTATGTTGGGAAGGCTGCTACCTTCCACCACATGGAGATAGTTGTTGAATGTTGGTTTGGCTTTGAATTGGTCGTAGTTGGTTTCTTCTGGTTGAGGATTCTGCTCGCGATATCGTTCGAGTGAGTATTCTCGGACCAGGTTGGGGTCTACGTGCTTGATGAGATTGTAGAGGTTGGTGGAGACGCCGCAATTATGGCATAGGAATAGGTAGGCGTCTTTCTTGCGATAGACATACCCTCTGCATTTCAGCTTGTTTGTCTGCGAGTCGCCACAAAACGGACAGCGAAAGTTGAACAGGTCACTGTTTTTTCGAGTGAACCGT